GGGCTTTCTTTGAAGATGCAGCTGCTACTGAATCGACTACAATTGTAACTAATCTATCTTTGTCTCCTGTTCTAACCTTTTCAATAATTGTTTCACATGCTTCAAAAATACCTTCAACGGTATCAACTGAAACATATAATAACTTTGAAATATCTACTCCGATTGCTTCTAAGTATTCTCTACTTACGGCAGTTTCGGTATCAATCAATACGGCCACTCCACCTTTGCGTTGTGTTTCAGCAAGGAGATGGGCGGAGAGCAAAGATTTTCCACTTTGCTCTAAACCCGTAATCTCACTAATACGTCCAACAGGGAAGCCACCATAAGGTCTATTAGAGATTGCAACATCCAACATAGCATTACCAGTTGAAATCCAATCTTTAACATTGGTAGGGGCATCACCACCTTCATCATTTAGAAAGTAGGCAATCTTACCATCCTTATTTTGTTTGTTTAATGAATCAGCAAGAATACTTGCTAAATCCTCTTCTCTTTTGGCCATTGTAACCTAATTATTAATTGTTAAATAAATCATCAAATGCTGATGCTACATCATCCTTTTGTTTAGGAGCTTCTTCCTTTTCCCAAGGTAAGTCACCAATTTCACCAGTCGTTCCACCTAAATCAACCGAAATATCGGATTGTTTTGGTGTTACTGCTTTTGGTTTTGGTGCTTCTAATTCTTCAACAATTTCATCATTAACTGCTGCAGATGGATTTAACCAATTTTCTAAAACTGACTTTAATTCTGCGTAAGATAATTCCGAATATAATTCAGTAATTTCTTTTTGACCATCTAACAATTGTTGGATAGTTTCCGGAGAATCTGCTAATTTAGAAACTGCAGGTTTAACTCTGATTGTTGTTGTTGGATAAGATGCATTAGACTCTTCTGCTGACATTACTTCCAATACGATATCTCTACCTGTGTTTGGGTCTGTAATATCTCCGTAATCAGGGTCAGCAATATATCCTAAGATATCTTGATAAACTGTCTTACCGAATCCCCAGAATTTTACTCCTTCTGATTCTTTACCTCTTACGATAACTGGTACGAAAGTTCTTAGCTTTGGTTCCATTTTCTTACCTGCTTTCCAATCATCAGTATCACCTGTTCTTTTAAGTTTTTCTGCAAACTCAACGATAGGGTCAGGTCTACCAAATGACATTGGACTTAAATAAGTCTTGTTGTTAATGTTGTAGTGAAAGTAAAGTTCAATGAAAGGAATGTCTTTGTTGAACTTGTAAGGAACGATTCTCACTTGAGATTTTCCGTTTGCCGGTTTAAAGATTGAATCCGACTTTTTAGTGTTGTTTTGTAAAGAGCTAAATCTCTTTAATGCCAATGAAATGTCCATTGTTTTTTTGTTTTTAGGGTTTAAAAATTTGTTTTTAAAGTTGAGGTTTATATCGCGATATTCCTATATCTAAATATAACTTTTTCATCTTTTATTACTATAAATATACGACTTTTTTTCCACATTACCAAATCTATTTTTGGAGGTTTTTTACCTTTCTTTCGAGGTAAAATACTGCTTTTTTGAGGTCTTCCAGTTCTTTTTGAGGGTCTTTTTTTCCTGCTCTTGCAACATATTTAACTACATTGAATAAGTAAGCATCTTTGTCCAATCCCCATGCTTCACATACTTTAATTACTTCGTATGGGTTGTCTACTCCCCCATAGTGTTGAGGGCCATTTACCATCTCCTTTTCCTTGTGAATTGGTATTGCGTATTCGGGTGTTCCTGAAAATGAGTATTCTTCTTTACTAATCTTTGGTTTTGCTGGCATTACTATTTGTTTTGTTTTGTTTTTACATTGCCACTCTCCCATTCGTTTATTTGAAATAGCAGGCGGTTTTGGCATTTGTGTCGAATAATCTCCGAATCCAAACATAATTTATTTTTTTATCTTTTCCAAATTTGATACCATTTTCTTTTAGGTGCAGGTTTACATAAACTAAATGGATTGTCTCCAAATGATGTTGTGCCTACATATTTTGATGAAAACATATTTAAAAATACTTCGTGATATTTTTCAGGTATCTTACTAAAATCAGCTTTTATTTCTACGTTCAATTCAATTGCACCATCTTCTATGGTTATCAATTTTAATGAATTGTAAGTTTCAACATATTGTGATGATTGAATGTTTAAGTGGCCTCCACCTAAAAACAATTCTGCTTCTTTTTTCTTTTCTGCCATAACTTATTTTTTACTATCCCAATATATTTCTCTAACTTTTTTTCCAAGTTCGATATCGTTTGGGGTATCTATTATCATTCTGCTATTAATTGTAATTAAATTTCTATCTTCTTTTATATAACATTCTCTACATAATTGTCCTGCTCCATCCACATAACCATATCTAAAATCGACATGAGTGGTTTTTAATGTAGTAGTTTCTACACCACACATAACACATTTTTCGTAAAGTTCTAATTTTTCCATAGCTATACTTTTTGTTTATTTAATTTATTTTGTAATTTAACAACCATTGCACATGACTCATACTCCTCAAAATCAATAAGGATTTGTAATTGTTCTTCTAAAAGGTCTGTAAATTCTCTACTATCAATTGACAATGTGATAACAAAAACTTCTTTGATTAAGACTTTTGCAAAATCAACTCGATTCTTTTTAGTTCTTAGACCATGTGCAATACCATCTACTATTGCCTTTGCAAGTTCTCGTCTATTGTTTTCAAAAATGTCCGAAGGTTCGTCTGCGTGAATTTCAATTGGTTTAAATCTTTTTCTTATTGACATAAATCAAATATAAGAAAAATAATTTAATTCTCCAAATTTTGAGTATTAAAAGATTTAAATACTTTTGTAGGTATCTTTTTGTATCCTGTATTTGATGTGGTTAAAATACAATTTCTAAATTCTTCCCAATCAATCATATAAGAATTATCCAATTGTCCACCAGTTTTTGACTTAACTACCTCATTAAGTGCATTAATAGTGTATATTGAATTTGATTGTTTCTTTCTATGTACAAGAATAGTTTTCCAATCGGAAGGAATTGCATTGGAACCCTTTTCGACATTAAAAGTAATAAATGCTTCTTCAGGTCTTATTTTACTTTCTAAAATAAAAACATTTGGATTGGTTAGAGTATAGTTAGTTAATATAAAATCAACCGACTTATCTAATTCCTCCTTTGTTGTAAAAAGACAAAGTAGTTGTGTGTTCATTATTATCTTTTAGTTTTGGATTTGAAACAATTTTGCATTTGTGGACTATACTGCATTGTTGTATTTGTTTTACCAGTTTTGCCAGTTTTAGCTCTATAAGTTCTATAACCAACATCTATTTTACTTCCGTCTTTTTTATTCAATGCATATGTAAATATTTTCATACCGGTTACATTTCTTGCATTTTGAAGTTGTTTTGGAGTTGGTTTATTTATTCCTTTACGTGCTAATTGTTCTCTTGCATCTTTTTCCGAATATTCGTAAGTAAATTCTTTTGATTCTTGTACTGAAAAGTTTTGTTCAAAGTCCTGAGTATTTTTTGCACCCATACACTCTCTCATTACTTGTCCATTTACAACAGTTCCACCCATATTAACATTAAAGCAAGAATATACAAGACTTTCAGGATTACCTGGCTCATATTTTTTAGGAGGTGCATCCATCATTTTTAAGTGAAATGATTTGATAACATCTTGTGATTGTAAAAATGTTCCTAATCCCATTTGAACACCACCCACTTTAATTTTTGTTTGGTCTAAATTTCTAAATAAATCGTGATGCGATTCAACTACTTTTTTTCTTTGAACACCAATAGTATTATTAACATCGATTCCATCGGGAGGAGTTACACCTGTGTTAATAAATTCATCGTTTAATATTTTAGAAATTTTATTTACAATTTTTTGTTGTGCCGGATTTCCTCCTTCTTTTGCACATATACGATTCACTGCTATTAATAATTGTTCCTGTGTTGGTTTTGCAGGATTTGCATCTTTCGGCAAATATGGTAACAATTCAGGTCTAACAATAGTTTTTTTCGTTTTTCTATCAACCATTGTAGTTGCATCTTCAAAGTTTTTAAGAATTGTTTTATCTTTTGTTCCTTTTTTACCATTCAATGCCATTAATTGGTCATTAATAGAAACACCTTTTACTTTCTTATTTGCTAATTCTATTAAATTAGATGCAATAGTTTGTGTACTATTAGAATATGTTTCTTCAATTGCATTTACTTTTTTAGCATGTTCTGCTAACATTTTAACGGCAGTTGCTGCTTCTTTTGGTTTGATTATACCAGCATCTTGTAATGATTTAATTTGGGTAAATTTATCATTTATTTCATTTACAAGAGTTGAGTTATCTTGGATATCTGCTGTTGATGTTTTATCTGAAAAGAAATTAAGTAATACGTTTCCTTTTCCATCGGTTGTAAATATACTTGTATCGGATGGGTTTGCACCTCCACCACCGGCTGCTACGAATGCAATTGCATCTTCTCTTTTTATTTCCGTTCCATCGGGTGCAAATATTCTTTTTGATTTTCTAAGTACATCTATTTGACCTGCTTTAGAATCCTCTGCTCCATAAAAACTATTCATTTGAACGGATTTTCCTAACAATCCTTTTTGTTGTAGGTTTGTAACATCGGTTTTTATTCCCTCATATTTACTTCTAGCAGACCTTGCACATACTAACGCTTTTGAAGCACATGCATTATTTTTTAAATCTTTTGGTAACGCACCATTAACTTCCGCAGTTAGAGATTGTTCTTTTGCAAGAGCAGTTCCACAATATTGTGCAACCAATACTCTTGTTAATTCTTCTTCATTTAAATTTGGATTTTTAGCTAATATTTTTGCACCCTCACATGAAATTATTTCATTAAATGCAGAACCTGCACCACCCGGAGCTGGTTTTTTACCTGTTGCTTTTTGATAACCATTATAACCATATTTTATCATATCGTTTTTAACTTGATTATCACCATCTTTTGCATCACCCATAACGATGCCTCTTTTGGTTTTGTAGATATCATTTACAACTGCCTTAACTTTTTTAGGGTCAGCCGGTGCCGATGGTTGCTGTTGTTTTTCTTTTCCAGTTGGTTCAAATACCTTGCCACCTTTATCTTTACCAAATACATTCGATTTTGGTTTTTCTTCGTCATCAGGGCCGGCATCAACCATATCAATATCTTTGTTTGAATATCCTGCGGTACGCATCATACCCTGTGCGATACCATATGCTTTTTTATTTTTATCATAACCCAATGCCGATGCAACCGTTACGTCTCTATCGGTTTCTGGGTTTACAAAGGTTTGTGCTAATACTTTATCTAATGGTTGTTTTTTAGTAGCTTCATCCAAATAAGAATAATACACTCTTGCTTTTTGTGCCATTTGATTGGCATTAGAAACACCATTCTCTTTTAAGATTTGTGCTAATTTTGTAACTTGTTCCTCTTTTGTTAAATCAATAATACCATATTCTACACGATATTCTAATTCTTTAAGGATTTCTTGAAAATTTATTGACATTTTTTATCTTTTATTTATCTTGCATTTCTAATTCTCTTCTATGTTTCTTTGCAACATCACCCATAAACTTTATAGCATCTTTTGGATTATCAAAACTCTTATCAATTTTACCTTGTAGTTTTTTAGGGTCGTTACCATAGGTTGGTTCTAATGTAATACGATGTTTATTACCTTCTTTTCCCATATACAAAGTATAGGTTGGCATATCACCATCACCCATATTATATGTAATTGCACCACCTTCATCTTTTTGTGTATATCCGTTACCACCAGATACTACATTTAAATGATTTTGAACAGCTGTTGTATAATCTTTGATGGTTGTTTTTAATTGGTTATCATATTTAACAGCATCTTTTGGATTATTTTTTTGCAACCTATATCGTAGACTACCAACTGGATAATCTCCACTTTTATCATCAGGTTTTTTATCACCTCCAAATACAGATGTGCCTTTAACTTTGGAAGCTTGACCCGCAGTTGTAGTTTTACCTGCAATCTTTACTTTTGTTGTAGGTCTTAACTTATGATTTTTACTATAAGTGTCAAATGACTTTTGTGATGCAAATTCGATTTCTTGTAATGGTATTAGGTCTACTAATTTCATATTGTTCTTTTATTAAAATGAACTATTGATTAAATCATAGTCTTTACTTGATAATTCTTTCTTTGCCCTTCTTAACAACTTATTAAAAATACTATTTCTTTCATTTGCATCTTTATTACTTGCAATTGAACCCTTAATATCCTGTCTTTTTTTGATTTGGTTCAATTTAGTAAGTGCATCTCTATCATCCATATAGATTGCTAATTCGATAGTAGCTGCAGTATGTTCGTTATTATCGGTCATTCTACTTACTTTCTTATTAAAAGCTTCGGCTGGGTTGTATAATTCCTTTAATGGAATCAAATCTACTAATTTCATACTAACATAATTATATGATATAAATATTAATTTTTAACTTATAACCTCCAAATTGTTATAATTATTCCCTTCTTCGATTTTGACCGGAAAACCACCTTTCTCCATTATTTCTTTAATGTCGTTTAAAAGTATTTCTCTTTCAATAGGATGTGTGTCGATAAGAAAGGCATCATAGGTATAAAGTATCATTTTTGACATTCTCCCCTCCAAATATTCCAATACTTCACCAATCTTCATATAATTGATTTCAGTCTCCAATGATTGTAGTAAGTAGTTGAATACCTTTTGTTCGTTTGCACCTTCGATTCTATCAAATGGTATTTCTCTTTTATATAAGAGTGTCGTAAGTTTTCCCGAAATGACGAACTTTTGGTATATTCCCTTAACATATTGGTCTACCTTTTGAAAGAAAGGAATTTGTCTAGCATTCTCATCTAATCCCCCATACAAATATGTAAAGGTTATTTTCTTTGCCGTCTCCAAATCACACCCATAAAGGTTTGCAAGATGTTGGTGAGCCGTAGTACCCGTTGGAAACTCATATCCAACCATTTTCGCAATCAAACGAATGTGATACGACTCATAGTCAAATT